GGTGACCTCCACATGGAGAGCACCAATGATATTGATATTGCTAAGAATGCTGGCACTGGTGTTTGGGAGATTCAGAATAACGACTATGGTGCTCTCCGTCTTGATGGTGGCATGTATGCTGCTGGTGATGCTCTGATTGATGGCACACTACACGTTAACGGTGCGATTGAAGTTAAGGATAGCGCGACAGAGGCAGAATCGAGACTGAACTGGTTGCGTGTCAGATACAGAGGTCGTTTCGGTGATTCTTATCAGGCAACTCCCTCCTATGCATCTCACAATACTACAACTCTGAGAGCACATGGTGGTGCTGGTGTTGAAAGAACTTTCCATGTTGGTGGCACAGGAACTGGCGAAGGTCTGTTTGTTGGTAAGAGATACTCTGGAGATACTGTTAAGTTCTCTGTTCTTGGTGCATCTGGTAATACCGAAATCCAAGGAACTCTGCTGGTTGAAGATAACGTAAACTTCAACGGCACTCTGGATGTTGATGCAGACTTTGCTGTTAGAAACGGTACAACTGATAAGTTCTTTGTCGATAATGTAACTGGTAACACCGATATCCAAGGCACTCTGGATGTCAACGGTGCAACCGAGATTACAAACACTCTGGATGTCAGCAACGCTGTAACATTCGATCAGACACTTCTGGTCCAAGGCAACTCTGAGTTTAACGGCACTGTTGATGTTGATGCTAACTTCGCTGTAAGAAGTGGTAGCACTGATAAGATGACTGTTGCCTCGTCTTCAGGTAACATCGCAACTGACGGTACTCTGGTTGTTCAGGGTCAAACAACTATCAATGACTCTTTGATTGTTGATGCTGCAAATGAACTCTTCTCAGTAAGAAATGGTTCTGCAGTTGCTAAGTTTGAAGTTGACACTGATAACGGCAATACAAACATCATCGGTACATTGACTGTTGGTGATGCAACTCAGATTAATGACACCTTGGGTGCATCTGGTATTGTCACACTCACTAACAACACCGAGCAAACTCTGACAGGTAGTTATGGTGCTGATGGTGCTCTAAGACTTACTGGTGGTGCTGCTGTCCAAAGAAACCTCGCTGTTGGTGGTGCTGCAAGAATCTATGGCAACACCGAACTGACTGGTACTCTTGACCTTAACAATAGTGCAGACATCTCTGGTGCTTTAGTAACTCATGATGATGTTACTATCACTGCAGATAACAAAACATTTGCTATTCAAAATGCATCTGCTGCAAATAAGTTTACTGTTGATACTGATAACGGTAACACTGATATTCGTGGCACCTTAGACATTGGTGGTGATGTAACTGCTGAGTCTAATCTTACTGTTACTGGAAACCTTACTATTAATGGAACGACAACTACTGTCAACTCTACGGTCACAACTATCGATGACCCTATTATTACTGTGGGTGGTGACACAGCACCAGCGTCTAACGACGGTAAGGATCGTGGTGTTGAGTTCCGTTATTACGACAGCTCTGCGAAAGTTGGCTTCTTCGGATACGATAGATCCGCCAACCAATTCGCATTCGTAGTAGACGCAACTAACTCATCAGAAGTTCTTTCTGGTACTGATGGACAACTTCGTGCTGGTAGTTTGAATCTTACTGGCAGTGGCACATCTCTTGATGTTGATGCAAATGCAAACATTGATGGCACCCTGACTGTAGATGGTCAGATTATCTCTCAAGTTTCTTCTGGTGCTGCTCTAGTCATTCCTAACACGACTAAGATTAACAACCTGAATGCTGACCTTCTGGACAGTATGACAACTGCTTCTGCAGCAACTGCAACTACTGTTGTTGCTCGTGACTCTAATGCCGACTTTGCTGCAAATCAAATCACAGTTAATAACGGTATTGGTTCTGTTGCAGGTATTCAAGGTAATGCAACATCAGCAGACGCACTGAGAACTGCAAGGACGATTACTGTTGATGGTGTAGTTGATGGTAGTGTTTCGTTTGATGGTTCTGCTAATGTTACTATTAGCACTACTTACAACGACGCAGACATTACTGCACTCGCCGCTATGGCAGGAACTGGTTTTGTTTCCAGGACTGCTGCTAACACATATGCTCAGCGTACACTCGCTGTCACAGCATCTTCTGGTATTACATTGACAAATGCTGATGGTGTTGCTGGTAACCCAACCATTAACGTTGCTTCCACAGCAAGCAACTCAGCAAACAACCTTGTTCTTCGTGACGCATCTGGTAACTTTGCTGCTGGAATTATTACTGCAGCATTAGTTGGTAATGTCACTGGTCAAGTATCTGATATTAGTAATCATGACACTGGAGACCTTTCCGAGGGATCCAATCTATACTTCACTAATGAGCGTGTTGATGACAGAGTTAATGCTCTGATTGTTGCAGGCACAGGTATTACTAAGGCATATAACGATTCTGCAGGCACCTACACGCTCACTGTAACGCAGGTAGACATTGATACCGACAATGTAACCGAAGGTTCCACAAACCTCTTTACAACCGCTGCTAGGACCCGTACACACTTCACATATGGTACAGGTATTGAACTTAGCGGTGCAGGTGCTCTGAGCGTCACTCAGGCAGACATTAATACCGATAATGTAACTGAAGGTTCTACAAATATCTTCTACACTGAGGCACGCTTCGATGCAAGTCTCGCAGGTAAGAATACTGCTAATTTGGCAGAAGGTACTAACCTCTACTATACGGATGCAAGAGCAGACGCAAGGATTGCTGCAGCAGATACTGATGACCTGTCAGAAGGTTCTACTAATCTTTATTATACAAATTCTCGTGCTGATGCAAGAGTCAACCTACAGACTGGTGCAAACCTGGATCTTTCCAGTAAGTCCACTACTAATCTTTCGGAAGGTACGAATCAGTATTACACCGAGGCAAGAGTACAGACCAAACTTGATAATGCATTTGAACAACTTAGTGCAATGCTTAACAACCTTGCAACTGCTACTACTCTGACATTGAACCTCTCTGGTGATCCTACACCTGGTGACGTGACTGCTTTGAATAATGGCACACTATCTGGTGGTACATTATATAACACTGGGACTGCAGTTGCTACTACTTCTAGTGGTAGTGGCACTGGATTAACAGTAGATATTACTGCATCTGGTGGTGCTATCACAGCAGTTGCTATCAACGCAGCAGGTTCTGGTTATGTAGTTGGTGAAACGATTACAATCTCTACTGGTGGTGGAGATGCCACAATTAATGTCTCTGCCGTTACTGAAATGGCAATTGGTGATACTGTCACAGGCAGTACATCAGGCACTACAGGTGTTATCACTGCTGTTGGTGCAACTTCGGTAACTGTAGATACTGTTGATGGATTCTTTAAGAAGACTGAGACTGTATCTGCTGGAGATGTTTCTACATTAACAATCACTTCATTCGCCTGATAACAAATGTCCGCTACAAGACCCGCTACTAAAACAGAGTTAAAAAACTATGCTCTTCGTAGATTAGGTTTTCCTGCCATCGATATTAACGTATGCGATGAACAATTGGATGACCTAATTGAAGAAGCAATCGATTACTTTCAAGAGTTTGCATATAACGGTAGTTATAAAGCATTCATCAAGATTGAAGTAACCGATGCTATTAAAACTGCTGCTAAAACTGGCAGTGCTTTGGGTGCTACCGATTGGACAGAAGGGAATGAATATGTATCACTTCCTCCTGGAGTATTAGCAGTTAATCATGTTTATAGTCAGATTGGTGCTTCTAGTGTAACTCCTGGTAATATTTTCAATATTAAATATCAAATTTTCTTGAATGATATCTATGCGATGACGCATGGGCATATCCTTCATTACTTTATGACTTCGCAATATCTGGAGACTCTTGATTGGGTTACAAACTCGGATAGAAATCGTAGAGTCAGATACAATGAATATCAAGGAAAACTTTATCTTGACTTCGATTGGTCAAATCTTCAATCTGGCAATCAAATTGTAGTAGAAGTTTTGATGCGTCAAGACCCCGATACTTACACTGCAATGTATAATGATGCTTGGTTGAAAGATTATGTTGAGGCATTATTCCAACAGCAATGGGGTCGCAATCTTAGTAAGTATGATGGCATTCAAATGCTTGGTGGTGTGACTCTGAATGGTCGCCAGATTCTTGAAGATGCAAGTCAATTTAAGAAGGATCTTGAAGCAGATATTCGCAAGACTTACGAACTCCCACCAATGGATTTAATCGGTTGATATGACTTACAGAAACGATCCCCCAGAAAATTGTATTCAGTCGGACTATACAAGTAGTTGCCGACTAAATCTAAACGGTTCTTCTCAGGAACAAATGTTCATGGGTAATCTGATCATTGAGAGTATCGAACTCTATGGTCAGGATATCTATTATCTACCCAGAACATATGTCAATAAAGACACAATCTTTCAAGAAGTAGAAAGTAGTAATTTTACACAGGCACTTGCTATCAGAGCATATGTCAATAACGTAGAAGGATGGGAAGGTCAAGGAGAACTTCTGAGTAAGTTTGGTGTTCGTATCGAAGACAAGACAACCTTCATCTTTTCTAGAAGTAAATTTACCGAGAAGGTAGATGACAACGCAGTATTAAATGTAGAAGGTCGTCCTAATGAGGGTGACCTTATTTGGTTCCCAACAACAAAACATTTGTTTGAGATTAAGTTTGTAGAAGCAGAAAGACCTTTCTATCAGTTAGGTAAGGGTTATGTCTGGGAATGTCAGTGCGAACTCTTTGAATATAGTGACGAGCAACTTGATACTGGTGTTGCAGCAATTGACGCTATTGAGACAGCGATTGCTAATAGTATCAAACTGGTAATGGATGCTGGCGGTTCAGGAGACTTCACAGTTGGTGAAGAAATTGTCGGTGATCTATATCTTGCTGCAGCAACAGCAGCAATTACTGGGGACGCAGTAAGTTCCTTTACAATTACTGACGGTGGTGAGCATTATAAATCAGCATTGCCACCTACAGTTACTATTACAGGAGGTGGTGGAAGTGGAGCGACAGGAACAGCGGTGGTTTCGGCTACAGGGATTGTTACTGGTATCACTGTTTCAAGTGGTGGTACTGGCTACACTAGTGCCCCAACTGTTACGATTGACTACTCACCAAAAGACTCTAGAGCAGAAGTCAAGTCCTGGAATAGTTCTTCAAGAGAACTCCAAGTCATCAATAGAACAGGAACCTTCAATACTTCAGAAACAATTAAAGGAGTGACATCTGGTGCTCTCTGGAGTCCTGAATCTTATAACACTCTAAATAATACTAATACTGCTGACAGCATTGACCAGAACTATAGTTTTGAAACTGCTGACGACGATATTATCGATTTCACCGAAGGCAATCCATTCGGTACTGTTGGGTCCACTACTGATACTACAATCTGATGTTAGGCACATATTCATATAACGAAATTTTTAGAAAAACTATTGTAGCGTTTGGTACGCTATTTAATAATATCGAACTTCGTCGTTCTACTGAAGTGATGAAAGTGCCTTTGGCATATGGACCAAAACAAAAGTTTCTGGCGCGTCTTGATCAAAATCCAGACCCTACAAACAAGAGAGTTCAGATTACTATCCCTAGAATCTCATTCGAGATTAATGGAATCACATATGATTCTAGTAGGAAGGTATCACCTACACAGAAGATTAAATTTGCAAAGGATACTGACGAAAATAAGAACGTGTACATGCCCGTTCCTTATAACTTATCATTTGAATTAGCAATTATCTCCAAAAATCAAGAAGATGGATTGCAAATTTTAGAACAAATTTTACCATTCTTCCAACCTCACTACAACTTATCAGTAAAATTACTTCCAGATGTTGGCGAAACTAAGGATGTTCCCGTTACTTTGAATAGTGTTGACTATGAGGATGAATATGAGGGAGACTTCTCTGCTCGTAGAGCAATCATTTATACACTACAGTTTACTGTAAAGACATATCTATACGGTCCTATTACAGACAGCAAGACTATCAAGAAAGTTATTACCGATATGTACACCGATACAAACACTTCTTCTGCACCCAGAGAAGTTCGGTATACTATTCAACCAGATCCATTATCTGCAGATGCCGATGATGACTTTGGATTCGGTGTCGTTGATGAAGACTTCACTGATAATAAGAAACGTAATCCTGTAAGCGGGGCTGATGAGGCAATCTAATGACAACTCCTTTTGATGGTTTAAATGATGCTTTTGGAGCAGAACCTACTGAACTCCAGAAGCATGTGGAAAAAGTGAAACCCGAACTTAAAAAATCTGATACACAATATCTAAAGCAAGACTATGAGACTACTCGTGCTGCATTGCATATGTTAGTAATGAAAGGGCAGGAGGCAGTAGATGGAATACTTGATGTGGCACGAGCGTCAGATCATCCTCGTGCTTATGAAGTTGCTGCAACAACAATTAAAAGCGTAGCTGATACTGCTGATAAGTTGATTGATTTACAAAAGAAGATGAAGGATTTAGATGCAGAAGATAAAAAGTCGAGCCCGTCTACTGTTAATAACACGATGTTTATTGGCAGTACTGCGGACTTACAAAAAATGTTAAAGAAGCAGA